TTCTCTGCTTTGTCTTTATATTTTTCTTTAGGGGGTGGGTCCCATGAGACTCCATTTACAGTAAAGCTATCACTGCCTGACATATAATAAAGTGTACAAGTCCATCTATACTCTGATTCATACGTCAATTGTGGTAACTTCATTATTCCATGAAAATATATAATCATACTGGGGTTTTTCTCGATTGATATTTGCATTGTCATTCTTTACCTCCTTTTTTTTCCATAAACTTTTCAAGTTTCTTTTCTTTCTTTTCCATTTCTAAGAAATGAGTAAAAGTAACCTCGAGTGCAAGCACTCTATTATGAAGGTCATTTACTGCTCTTCTGAAGAAATCTTTGGGCAGCTTTCTTTTTGCCATGGTTGTCCTCCTTTTGAAATATATTTCTTAACAGATGCCTTTGTACGAAGGTACTTATAAGGTCTATTATGCTGTTGAAGATAATTAGGTAACCAAGGTTTGTAATTATCATTGGGAACTTTCATTAAGTAGTTATATTTCTTTTTCTTTTTTAGCGTTAATTCATATCCTAGTAAGGTAATTTTCATTAGTACCTTCCTCCTTTAGCTAGTTTTCTTAAAAGATATTGCTTGACTTCCATAGATTGTTTTGAAATCCATTTTACAATCTTTAGAAAGTCCTTTTCGTCAAGAGGTCCTTTTCTACTGTTACAGCTTCTACAAATTAATTGTAAATTCCCTTTAGTAGAGTCTCCTCCTTTGGTGAGTGGAACGATATGGTCGCAGACAATGGTATTTATTCTGAGTATCTTATCGCAATACCGGCATTCTTTGCCATAGAAATCAAGGAATAATTCCTTCAAATCTTTACTGCTGATATCAAATATTACACCATTATCATACGACCTTCGCTTAAGCGAGCTTTTTAAAGTTGAAATCTTTCTTAAAAGCTTTTTATGTACCCTTTCCCAAAACGTCTTATGAATTGGATAGAGTACCCGCTTAAATCGTTCCTTCTCTTTCATTTAGCCGGGGTCTGACTCCAGCTTGTATTCAGCAAAATTCCTATTGCGCCTTTTAACAATGGTTGTGGAAATATCCAAACCATCTTTTCTTAGATTATGTATTATAGCAGCAAGCCTTAAAGACCCCCACCTATGTAACGCATCCATAGGAGTTATTTTTTCTCCTCTTAAAAGTGCATTATGAATATTCTCTTGCTGTGTTGTTTGTCTTTGATTTGGTCTATACGCCATGGTTGTCTACTCCAAATTGAAGCGTTATATTAAAACGGTAGAATCCGACATTGAATTGTACGAATCCTCCTCCTTCGTCATGTGCTTGTTGGAATCCTAATCTGAAAAAGGTAAGAATATTTATTAAACAGCCTCCTTCGATTTTTATCCAATTGAATAGTTTGTTAAATTTCTGTTCATCCAAGACTCGCTTGTATGAATCTTTATCCATCCATTCGCTCATGACCTTCTCACTCTCTTAACTTTGTTAATTTCAATACCATCAGGCATTGGCTTATCATTCTTATCTGCTGATATTGCTGCATTTCGTGCCTTAACTCTATCTATGCTTTCTTTGACTTCAACTTTAATAAAGTCTCTTGAACACATTTCTGGATTCACATCTACTGGACCATAAGTCTCGTACATTTTATATCTTGCAACATCCGTTTCCCAAACACCATCTGCATTTCCCACTTCTTCGATAACCATTGGTAAGAGTATTTTATTTACGAAATCTCTGAATTTATTTATAGAACGCTTTCTTTGTTTTAATCTATCAATCTCATTCTTTAAAGCATCAACTTCAGCATCAATTAAATGCTCTTTACGTTTCACTTCTAAAACAACATAGTCTACTTTATCAATTTTATTCCTTATTTCTAGTTCGAGAGCTTTTTTTGACTCTTCATATTGTGTTAATCTTGTTGAATACTCATCGGAGTCTACATCCTCAGTCTTTTCTAGATAGTCAATATAGTTTTCATTGTCAATGTAGTCACCAATTATATCTCTTGTGGTTCTTTTAACCAATTTCATTTGTACCTCCATCGGTTATTTTTAAACGGAAAGAAGGAGTCCATTTTAAGTAATGGTCTGTAAATAAATCACCATCACTATTCTTAAATAACTCCAGTTTTTTGGTAGGTTTCTTCGCATCGCCTGTTATACCAAGGACTTTCCGTGATGCGTTTTCTATAGCACCACTTCCTTTCCCAGCATACATATCCATAATCTGTTCTCTGGAATAAGAACGGCTAATTTGTGAAATTTGAATAATTATTATATCCATATTCACAGCCATGCTACTTAAACGATGTGAAATGTATCGTATGCTTTCATATTCTCCACGAATATGTTTGGGAGGTTCAACTAGGTCAATATAATCAATAATAACAAGTCTTGGGTCGGTTTTTCTTACCATTTCTGCAATTTGCTCAACACTGGGGCTCACAGTCGTAACATTTATATGATTTAATTCATTCTTATGGAATTTCCATAACTCTTTATGGTAAGCGGCTACATCTTTTTTACTTTTATCACTTAGTATTTGTAAATGTCTTCTATGCATATACCACTCTGATAACTCAAGAGATAGAAACAGGGTTGGAATCTGTAATTCTGGGTCTATAATATCTTCTTTGGCATTATATCCCAGAGCTATATTTTGAGCAAGAGTGGTCTTTGAAGAACCAGTAGCTCCAAAGATAGTTACTAACTCTCCCGGATAAATATCACAATCAATCTGTTCAGGTAATCCAAGTAATTTTCCAAGCTGGATAGTTTTCCCTTTAAAGTTAGTATCCATTCTAGTCTCTAAAGATTTCTGCATATCATCAGACTGGAATATATCTATGCTATAGTCTTTGTTTTTATAGTAAACACACTTTGGATTGCAATGCAATGACATGATAGGGTCATTACATTTATAAATATATCCTCTGTTATATGTGTCTTCTATCTTTTTAAGAACTAAATGCTCATCTAATGCTTTGTTATTCCAATGTAGAATAGCAGACTTTGCAGCATCAGATGTTATCCCAGACTTTCTATAGTGTGCAGCCAATCTTAATATTGCATTGTTTCTTGTCCCTTGAACTGGACCAAGCTTATATACTGTTTGCATACAAGTCACATACTTTGAAGGCTCAGTTACATTTGCTAGAGTTCGTATTCCGGGGACATCTTTTCTAATATGCTCTTTTAATTCACCTTCACCATAATTTTCTTCTGTTGGCTCTGATATTGGAAGTCTTTCTTTAGCACGCTCTTGTATCCAAGTATAATCATTCATAAAAAGGTCATTTTTAAGAATTGGAATCTTATAAAGACCAGCTTTAGCGTTTAGACTTGCATCGCATCTTATCATTGCAGTTCGCATATATACCGACATGTCGATGTAATTAAACATACCCTTCATCGTTTCTCTTACTATATAAGGCAAATCTCGAGATGTTTCAAACCCAAAGGTATCAGCATGAATCATTACATGGTAACCAGTTCCACTAAAGTATATGGAATAATTACCTTCTTTAGCACCATAGTCTTCTAATTCATAAATGAATCCTCTTACGGTGTCAAGAGTAAACTCGTCTGTATTCTGACCTTTGTCGATATCAACAGGTATCCAATCTATGCCTCGTGTCCCAAGGAAATCCTTGAGACTCCCCTTGATTTTTCTGTAATCTATAGCATCTTCATAATAAAGATATGTGCTACGATATACAGCTTGCTCTTTGCCTTCATTATAAATTAAATCGGGCAATGTATCAAGGGGAATCAGCAGCCCTCGTTTCCGGGGACTGCCGACTGCCACCTCAATGTACACAGGCTAACCTATCAAAAGGGGATTTGACTGGATGTGGAGGAAGGGGTGTCTCCCTCCTGAGTGGCTTCGCCTGTATATTCTTTTAGGATGTTTTTCTGCCGTAGGAAGGCTACATATGACTTTAAGTCAGCTATCCCTTTAGTCGTATTCATAACGATTTTAGGACAAACTCTGGTATAGGCTTTTCCTTTGTCGGCAATCCATTCCTTATATACGAAAATATGGTATGGATTTACTTCAGATGTTAATGCGTCGTCTTTGATATGATTTTTAGATAGATAATCGTCAAGTTTTGGTATGATATTTCCATCACTGTCTTCCCATTCTCCCTTTACATTGGGTCCGCCTGTGAATCCAATGGCATCAAATAAGTAGTATATTCTATTTAATAGAGAACAACTCTTTATATTACCATTATCTTCTTTGTCGTAAGTTCCTTTAAGGGAATAAATTACTGGGTATTGACTGGATGGTACTCGGAATGTGA